ACGTCAAGCGCAGGCAGTATCAGGATGAACACGGGCGCTTCAAGATTGAAACAGAAGTGTTTTGGTATCCTGAAGTGACCGGAGGTTGATTCCCGCCCGCGGTGGCGTGCTGGCGGAAACCGTCCCACAAGAAAGTAAAGAGAACTAAGTACCCACCATCCCAGAGAAGTTTTAACGACAAGCGTTAAAACTTCGCGCGTCGCTTTCGCTTGCGCTTAGTTGACAAACTCTCGGAGTTCAATGACAGACAAGGGTCGCCTGATAAACAAATACGCCAAGCAACACAGGCGCAATCCCACACCTGCGGAGCAACGCCTCAAGGACAGGCTCGACAGGATCGGCATTGACTACCTTTTCCAGACTCCGCTAGAAAAATATATTCCTGATTTTTTAATCATCAGGAAGCTGGTTGTTCTGGAAGTAGACGGCGGGTATCACGATGATCCGGCGCAACGCGAATACGATGCAAGGCGCACTGAGTTTATCGAGGCGTGCGGTCTACGAGTGATTAGGGTTCGCAATGAAGATGTTGATACGGTAGACTTCGACAAGCTATGGGGCAAGTATCCCACATTTACCAGGAACAAGGCGTGTGGGATAATCGGAGCGATAAAACAGAAGGCCAAGCGTCTCAATGGTCGTGGCAAGCCGCTTAAGTGCAAGCTCATGCCAGAGATGTAGAACCGCCAACATGAAAGAGAATCACATCCTACTAGGATAGACAATGGGACGCAACTGGAAAAACCATCTGAGCAAGCTAACCGCCGATGATGAGAAGCTGAAAAAGAAGAAACCCAAGAAGTCTAAATGACGCCATTGAAGGTTAGTGTCTACGAACAAGTGATTGAGCGAGACGATGGACTTTGTGTTATCTGCGGCAGGCAAATGGCCGCTGTGCATCATGTCATACACCGGTCGTCTGGTCTGCCCAAGAAGCTATTGAACAGCCCACAGAATCTCGCGTGCTTGTGCCTTCAGCATCACGACGAGGCCCACAAATCGCCTAAGCTATGGACGAGCAGACTCATCGCATTATTGGCAACGCGCCACAATTATTCCGTGCCTGTGGAGTTCACGCCATACCTATGACGGATAACGATTGTCACATCTTCAGGGATTTCCTGGCCTTGATTGAGGTATGGCCTATACCCATTGCCAGAGATGCTCTTGACGTGGCGCATGAGATTTTGCAAGCACGCCTAGAGAAGTTATTCTGTGGTACTGATTTGGACGCTATGCTAAGACTTGAATCGGAGCGAAAGTAATGCCGTTAGGGATTGACACGACAGACCTGCTAGAGTTGGACATTGACCGACTTGAGGAAATGCTTTCGCGCGTGACGGTTGAGACCATCCGCGTATCACAAGAGCAGACCAAACTTCAGGATGCCTTTGCTGAATACAAGGCGCTGGATGGCGAACTTAAAGGACTTGGCGAGGTGCGCGGATGCTTGCAGTCACTTCTGAGAAGCAAACGCAAGGCTCTAGGGGATTGATTGTAGGGGCCGGTTCCACGCCGGCCCCATGTGTTCACCATGACGCGTGATAGTAGTATTCGCCACGTTCGTTTTCGCGTACTAGGATTGGCTTCAGGATATTAACGGTATTACGCAGGTCGTTATAGTACCATTCATCGTAGTCAGTTGAGCCGAAGAAGAACCCGCCGGTGGTAGGCAGCAGTTCATCAGCGAGCTTGTGGTTATCCAGCACGCGTTCGCAAGCGTCAAGAAGCGCCTTGAGTTGGTCGGTTTCGACATACGATTCCTGGCACTCGTCCTTGCCTTCCTGGACATTCTTGACAAACCAGTTGTGAATCTGATTCGCCTTGCGCCAGTAGCCGACTTCCTCGACGATGTAGGCGACTTTCTCAGGGTCAATGTCTGGGTAGTGTTCCCCACCTCGCTTGGCGCTAACAGAGAATTGTTCTTGGGGTTTCTGGAAGTCCCAACGTTTGACGTAAGTTTTGCGGTAGAGGTACATGTCAAGGCCCATTGTAGTTTCCTTTCTTTTACAGAATCACCACGATAGTAGCAATCACAAGCATCACGCCCAGGGCGAGCGTCCAGCAGCCGGCCATGTGACTGCTAGGCAGGTCTTTCGCCTTTGGCGTTTTGATGATTGGCTTACCCATTGTCATCCTCTCGTTTCACCCAAGTTTCACAGTCGCCGCCGTCTCCAACGGAAACCATGACTTCAGCACGCGGCACGCGCAACCATCGTGGCATCGGCCCTTCCCAATCACATAGACCAACGATGGGCGGGTCAAAGACTACGATGCCGCCATAGGACGGCTCGAAGCGCCCGCAATTACCGCAGCATTTCTTTTCAGTCATTGTCATCTCCTATGCGTGACAGGTAAACGATAACGCAGTCAGCGCCATCGTCGCCAGGCTCATCAGTCCACAGCCAGTTTACACTCGTTACGATGTAGTCGTCACGACAATCAAGACCTTCTCCGAGAATTGTCACGTTATCGCCGACTCTTGGGATTTGCGACGCGCGGTAATAGCAAACAGATTCATCATCAATTCGCACTTCCATGCGTAACAGGTTACTTGCCATTGTTAATCTCCCTTGCGTTCTTGTCATTGAGTGCGGCGGCGATTAGAATGGCATCGTACTCATGGAAGCATGTAGCCATAATTCTTAGTTTATTGTCCATTACCAACCAATCGCCGTGGCTGAAAACGTATGAGTATCGCATGTTCAATCCTCCGATGGCCTACGATATTCGGTATACCACTCGTGAATCTGGGCGTCAACCTCTAGCGCGCGTACCCGTTTATTGATTCTCACTGTCGCATCCATTGACGCCATACTGGCAATTGCGAGCGTTTCAGCCAGCGTCTTCAGTTCCTTAACAACTTGCTCCAGTTCCGCGACTCGCTTCTCCAGCGGGTCAACACCCATCCTTGCAAACGGGCAGTCAGCGGGAGCGCAGTACGTACACTCTTCGCCGCGCTTGCCATATTGACACTTGTGTTCTGTAACGTGCGTGCAGTAGAAGTACATGGTCAGTCCTCCCTCGGAAGGTACATGGTGATCTTTTGCAGTTCCTTGATTTGCGCCTCGGCTTTGTCAAGGCGCGCTTGCAGAAGTTCGATTGCGGCTGTCAGCGGGTCTACATACCCCGCCTCGCGTTCGCCCCATTCCTCAAGGCTGTCATAGATGGTCATGGTACTTCTCCTCCACTTCCAGCAGCCACTCGATTGTTTCACGGTCTGATTCTCCGGGGTGTTCTTGCTTGCGTTGCACCCATCTGTCAAAGGCAGGCGTGCCCTCGTTGAGCCACGCCTGCACGCGGGCTTTCGTCTGTACGGTTTTGGTGGTCATTTGTACTTCTCCTTGTAGTGTTCATAGACGGTTCCAATAAATGACTTCTCTCCATCACCCAGGTCGGTATCGTTGACCTCATCAATCCATTCCTCGATTGTGAGGCGCGATCCCCACAGGCGCATGAGCATCATCACATCCTCATAGGTTGCGCGTCCGAACGTTACGGGGTCGCCGCTTCCGGTACGCTCTCCATGCTTGCCGGTATCAGTCCAGCCCCCGAACTCCGGTTCGCCATTGCCCCAACGGATTCTTGCGATATGCTTGCAACTGAAGACCGTATAATCCTTTGGTACGTCCTCAGTCGGGTAGAAGAACTCGATGTCAGACCGTAAGCGGCGCGTGTACAGCTTGCCTTTCTCAAAGTACGTGTTCATTTCTCATGCTCCTTAAAGTGTCTCGACTTTGCCGGTTACTTGCTGCACTACCTTAACGGTAGTATCTTCGCTTTTCCAAATGCACAGTCCCTTTTCTTGCACGAGGCCCATCATATCGGCGCAGAACTTGGCCGCGTCAATAGCGTCTGGTCTGGACAGTATCTTGGAACTAACTAGCACGCCACGATGGTGGCCCATGACAACATAGTAATTGTACTTCTCAATCATTTCTCATACTCCTCATAGACTGCTGGATAGCCGGCCATTGTCAGGTTGTAGGCGGTTCGCTCGGCCATAGGTTTGTTGAAACCGTAGGCAAGCAAGTGGCGGTTCATGTTGTGGTCGTAGGTGTAGATGGCGTAAGTCATTTTATTTTTCCTTTCACGATTTCTTTGGCTTGAGCCATGAGCATACCCATAGGGCGACAAGGATCATCAGGATAGTGTGCATCAGATTTCACACTTTCTGAATGGGCCGACGAAGATACCCCATACCAGATAGAACATAGCATAGGATAGCTCCTCTAGCTCGTCAACGTATTCCCATTGCCCGTTATCCTTCGCGGCTACTATCGCCATGTCGATGTCATGGGCGTACTTGAACTTTAAGTTGCTGCGATTAAGCACGGCGGCAAAGAATAGCTCCACAATATCACGCGTCTCTGGGCTTTTAATGTGCATCAGTCTTGTCTCCTGTGGTATTCGTTCAGCATTGCCACCATAGCATCGGTTAGGTTATCCCATAGTGGGGTATCTTGTACCAAGTCCATTGTCTCCATTGCGTGAGTGTATCTTCCATGAGCGTCGTGATTTACCAGCGCGGTCATAAATCTGACTAGCGCCCGTTCGATTGCGGGCGTGTTAGTGTTCATGTCAGTTCCCTTCCGGGATAGTCACCCATCCCATAGTATCAGACCAGTAGACACCCGGCCCGTCGGTGTACTCGTTGAAATTGTCCTGGCAGTCTTTCCGTGCTTCAGGATGGCACAGTGAACAGTCGGGATTGTCGCGTGACGGTGAGCCGAAGCACTCACAGTCGCCCATCGCGTCCTCGATCATCATAGGAGTGCAGCCGGGCGGCAAGTCGGGATAGCGGTTCATGTTATCTCCTCCGCGTGTAAGATGCGCGGCCCCTTGTATGCTAACGCTCAAGGTTCATCGGCATGATAAGCCGGTACATGGTGGGCGATGTGAATGAGATAGGGCGGGCTGGATGTAGCGCCTCGATTTCCACGTCGCCGGTCTCATTGTCCAGAGCTTCACGAAGATACTTGTTATTGACGGCGACCGGCAGGGCATCATCTTCCGCCGTCCAGTCTATCACGGTACAAGTGAGCGTGCTTTCCACGTCGCCGGTTTCAGGGTCACGGCTCGACATAATGATGCGGCCATCCTTGTGGAAAGTGAGCCGCGTCTTATTGTCATTGTCACGGCAGAAGGCGTATTGCATCTTGGCGATGCGCTGAAGTTCGACGGCTGAGACCTTCACCTTAACAGCAGAATACTTTGGTACAATGGCCGTGTAGTCGGGGTATTGCCAGTCCTTCTTTCCGGTCGGGACTGCGGTTCCGTTGACAGTGAAGGATTCACCCAGGTCAAGCGAGATAACATCGGCCTTCTTAGGCGCTTTGGGTAGGGCGGCTTTAAGGCTCTTGGCGTCAATCAATAGCGTGCCTTGCCAAGCGCATTTTACGGGGTATTCAGTAAGATGCAAGCGGAAGCCGTCAACAGCGACAAGGGTTAGCTTGCCGTTGGCTGTGAGCTTGACGGTATTCAGGATAGGGCGGGTAATGTCCTTCGACGCGGCAAGGATAAGCGCGTCCAGACGATTCTTGAGTTCCTTTGCGGGCAAGGTCGCGATGTTCATTTGTTGTTCCTCTCGCCGGTGTATCGCCCGCCGGCAGGCTGTGTCGCTTAGTCGCGAAATCAATCTACGTGGTACATCCCGATGCCAGCATAGTGCAACTCTCCTTCGCGGTCGCGAAACGCGTACACAATGGGCGGGCAGTTGTGGATCGCTCCCGTGATATTAGGGATATCCTCGTCCGGGGTGCTGTATTGGCCGATGAACTGATGGCCGGTGAGCACGGTAATGGGGCCGACATTGGCATGAATGTCGCTCATCATATCGCCCAAATCGTCCCAGGCGTCGCAGCTATCGCTCTCCGTATCCCACTCGCCAAATCCTGCCGCGCTGGGGGTGATAACTACCTCGTAAACCTTCGTTGCCATCGTACTCCTCTTTCTGGCCGGATATACCGCCGGCCTCGGTTGTATGCTACTGGTCAAAACGGTAGACGGTAGTTATCCCATACGAGACCTGCATACCCGTTCGCGGTTGCCCATGCCTCCATCGCAGAAATCGCTTGCCGTTGATTCGACCGTTCGCGCGACCCTGAGTTATCGCCTTCAGAGACCTCACGATGGTACTCGATGCCATACCGCGTCCCGACCAATACCAGGCCGGGCATGTTGGTGTAATTCGCTTTCCACTCGACGTGTAACCATTTGTTTTTCATCGTGTCCTCTTTCTGGCCGGTTTCGCCGCCGGCCTCGGCTGTATGCTACTGGTCAAGGTACTCGAATAGCGCCGGGTGAATCTGGCGCGCTTGTGCTTCTGAGATGCGGCGGGTGTGCTTGGCGAGAAGATTGAGCGATACGGACGTGGACGCGACGGCGCTATTCTGATGATGGTAAACGGCTCCAATAGCGTCGCGTTGCCATCCATCTTCGGCGTCAAACCACATTTCGTCGGCAACGTTGACGGCCAGCACGTTACCCGTATCTTTGCGGGCGCGCTTGTCTTTCGGGGTCTCGTACTCAAGATAGAATCTGTAGCCTTTCATGGGTTATGTCCTTTCGCTTATGAGTGGGCCGGCCTACCGTCAAGTCACGAGTAGGCCAGCGCGATTGTCAGCTTCGATCCGGCCATCCAAGCGGATGTCTGCGGGCAAAGTCTACCATGCGGCCAAACGTCTCCTCGCCCAAGATGGCGATACCCGCGTCCATAATGGCATTGTAGGCGATGCGCTGGTCAGTGTCACCATCGGTTTCCAGCATGTCGGCGGCCATTGCGGCCAGCGTCGTCGGTTTCATGTACTTTAGCATTGTCATTCTCCCTTCGCTTTTGCGATTGCGGCGCGGGCGGCCCTTGCCATTCTCTCGGCGGCAAGGCGCGTATCGGTGTCCATACTCAGGTCATGCGCCGTCAGTTGCTAGTTGGCGTGCTTGGCAACGATTGAGCGATAGTCGCGTGCGAGTCCGCCGGTATAGCGCCCGGACAAGCTGTCTGGGTCAAGGGCGGCGTCAACGTGTTTGCGGGTGGTCATGGTACACTTCCTTTCTTGCTTAGATTGTAGCACACTTTCACGGGATGGTCAAGCGTCAACTTCAACGCGAAGGCGTAATGCTTCCGTCCTTGTTCTGGCGGCGCAACGCGTCTGGATGAGGCCGATATACTTCTCAGCCTCTTCGATGGATTGAAACATGATATAGCTGCGCGAAGAGTAGTGAAGCTCAGCGCCACAATAGGGCGCTTCTTGAAAGCGGTCAAGTTTACGCTTTCCGTTGGTAATGATGTATCGCATGTTTTCTCCCCTTATGCTAGGCCGGCGATAAGCACGCCGACTAGCGCGATCACGACGATGCACGAATACGCAAACAGGCCGAAGGCAAACAGGATTTTTTCCATTATTATTTTTCCTTTCGGTTATGATTGGCCCGGCTCCACGCGGTTGGAGTCGGCGTTCTGCGGCCAGCATATAAAGCCTACTGGCGGGCGGGCAATTAGCGGGAGTCACATTCGGCTACAATCTCCCACGGGCAGACTACAGTATTATCGTCAATCTTAATGTAGCCGGCGGGATTGACCAGCAGTTTGAGAATGTCGGGCGTGGTAATGAGTCGCTCCTCGAAGCGCGCCACAATCCCGCCGCGCGCTTCCGCTTGACGACATATAGCAGACCAACGAGCGCCAGGGTATGTATCCCAGATAACGGCGTTTCCGTTGACGGTCAGACGGTATTGGTACATGGTACATCTCCTTCATACGTGCAGTGCATAAGCGCGTGCGCGTCGGTCAAATTGTGGCCGGCGCATGGTCAGTGGAGCGGGGCGGTCAAGCATACCGCAGAATCGCATTGTATTTTCTGGCAATCATGCGCCAATACCGACGCGGCGCAGCGCCAATATCACCACGATAGTACCACGTCTTGCCATTGTCGTCTGATTCTGAGCCGACAAAGCCGCGCCCATAGGGGTCGCCGTTTACGGAAATGCTGATGATTTTACGCATGGTCAATCTCCCTGTCAGTTATTTCAGCCTTGACGGCTGACTATTGCCCACTAGTGATAGTGGGCAAGATGTCGGCGGTCAAGCGTCAACGGTCAAGCAGTCAAAGCGAAAAGTGCGCGTGCCATATGTTTACAAGTTCGCCGGTCGCGTCGTTTAGCTTGATGATAGTTTGGGAGTCGCTATAGTTGCACGCGATCAGCGCGCCGACGATTGCCCACAATTCATGGATTGATCCCAACGCGGCATCTCTTCGGCCGCGCGCAATATCGCGCATGGCAACGCCGAAAATCGACGACGTATAGGAAAGCAAATTATTGCGGTCGTTTTTCTTTTCCATTGTTTCATCTCCTCGCTTAATCTTGCGTAGTAATGGTACGCAGACGTATACACGCGACGCGGGGCGATTATAGCTTTTCAATCTTCTTAGCAGTCTTGCGGTAGCACCGGCGCGCCTTGCCAATAGTGTCGAAGACAGACCAGAACACGCGGCCCGTTTCCGTGCTATGGTGGCGCACATGATAAGTATTGTGTTCCATCCAAAACTCTACGCTATCCGCGCCGCGTTCCGTACGCATGATATACCCGCAGGCCATAGCATAGCGGGTCAATTCTCCATTAGCTTCGTAGAACTTCGGTTCAGTATACATGATACACACTCCATTTCTTTTGGTGTGCATCGCGTGTATGCGTCCAGCGTATCATTGCTATCTGATGCTGGACTCCCCGCTATCGTGCTGTGCCGATGCCCGCCTAATACTGTTAATGTTGTCTGCGGGATCACTACTCAAGAGTAGCAGACTTGGCCTAGCTGGGGTATACTTGTGCATCGTCTCCCGACGAGCGTATGTTGTAAAGGCGCCTGACCTGTGTATTGTGTGAGCGCTTGTGGTCAGGTCTGTTTTCTTTCTTTCGTACAATCTTAGTATAGCAGGTTGTGGCCAGCTTGTCAAATTCTCGTGGGCGTTTTTAGGGCATTTTGGGCCCAAAATCGGCCATTTCCCAAACTCGTTTCAGATCGTACTATTTTCAAAGCACTTTGCGCCGCAAACTAACACGCATGTTCTGCGTCCAGGATGGCCTACGATCAACGCAAACTGGCCCATGGTATAAATCTATCGTAATGGATGAAGTGTACTCTATAGGGCATTGTGGCACGTTATAGGGCATGCCGATAACGCGTCAAGCTATAGTGTGTACTAGCTTCTGTTAGCAGTATGCCATATACCATCGGTTCATCGCAGCACGCGCGTTGTCTAACTGTTAACAGTTTATAGATTACACTTGCATATTGTGGTAGTTGCAACTATGTGCAACTGATAATCATTATCCATAAGGATTGATTGTCAAGTAGTAGTCATTGTCCAGTAGCAGCGATTATGGCTTACTCGCGCGCATACGCAATCATGTTTACTTGTGTACTTGTCTATACAGGCTGATGATAGCACATTTGTTCTACTATCGTGACGCTCAAACAGCCTTCATAGCGTGATGACCATAGGATATGGCACGTAATGGCAATACTACGCGTGGTGAGTCTATTTGACGCCTTGTAGGGCATGCTATGCAATGGACGTGGGATAGTGGCGCATTGTGAGCAGGCGGTCATCATAGTTAACAGTGTTAAGTTTGCATAAGGGACATAGTGCGCACTAACACATGCGTGCTACATACGTACCAGTAGGGGTGTTTGCCCTTGTTATGTCAAGCAAATAGGGCCGTTAGTCCCGCAAATATTGGGTTCACATTTTTGGAGACAATAGATTGCCTAGATACACGATAACAACCCATCGTCGTCTGTCGAACGTCTTGGATACCCTAGATGACTCCCCTGCCCTATGGAGTGTATACGGGCCTGATGTACGTATGGCGCTGGATGACGCATGGGATACGATACTGGCATTACGTGGTGAGCATATAGCGAATGGGACTTACCATATACCGGCTCGTGTAGACCAAGTTAAACTACGCGATATGCTATGGGAGACTCGTCCTCACGCTTGTGCTCATTGTGGCTATGTACTCACCCGCCCTATTACCAGGCTGCATCATATTGTGCCTGTATCTCAGGGTGGCACTAACGATGGCGACAATCTACTTCTCTTGTGCGCTAACTGCCACGCCATAGCCCATGCTGCACAATACGACAAATAATATTCCTAGATTCTTTTCACTATAACATTATGTCAAGTTCCCTGTCTCGTTAGTAACCTCACAGGAGAATGGCCGTGGAAGATAGTGTCCTCATAAACGTGACCATGCTTGGTGACACATGCCATCGGTGGATAAGGGTAACGCCTAGCAAGGAGTTAGTTGTAAGAGAGGCTGATGTTATCCCCCAAGATGAGCTTGCTCTTCCTGGCGAGGTTGAGTGTGACTGGTGTGGTAGGGCTGCTCTCTACGGGGTTCACACGTATGACGGGTATGAGGGTGACTACTACGTTGCGTGTGCCGTTCACATGGACTTTGACCCACCCGTGTACGAGGTGAAGCGACTGTCTGACGATGCGGTAATCTTTTACAAACAATCCTAGTCTCGCCTTCGGGCCACACAAGGAGTAAACATGAAAAGAATAGTTAGTGCCACTGTACTTTACCCGCACTACGACACACACGCTGTGTTGCTCGTGGAGATAGATGACCAAGCGCACGACTTCGTAGCCGGCGAGAAGATTGAGGTGGTGCTTGATGAGCAGGAGATTGTTGTTCCCCCGCTTGATTTAGACGCCTGGAAGAAGAGTATCCAGTGGGACGACAACCATGCGTAAGAGTGCAACTGGTCAAGTAACGAAGTATCTAGAGTTTCATCCTAGCGCCGGGACTGGTGCTGTAGTGACGTTGCTGGTTGATCGTGCTGTCCCCCACGTTCCCGGTGTTGAGATTGAGCTATCCTGGGAAGAACCAGAGATTCACGACTGCAATCCGACAGATGGTTGGCATTGCCACAAGGTGTTTGACAAGTGGCGCATGGAGCGAGATTCAGACGGGTCGTTCTTCATGCCATTCAGCGTAACGCATTGCCCGTTTTGCGGGGTAAAACTCCCATGAAGAAGAGTGTTACAGGGCGCGTAATCAAGGTTGACACCGTATTTGGTGGGAGAAGTTTTGACAGAGCGATTGAGCACACGGTAACGGTAGTGGTTAATGACCGCCTATCGCCTGGGGTTGGTGTTGTAGAGTTGTCCTGGGAGGAGCCAACGGAACACAGATGCAGGGTAGACTTTCATTGCGAGCGTAATGAAAAAGGCAAGTGGAAGCTGATAGACAGTGCTACGGGTGATTCCGTAGAAGTGGCGTATATTTCCCATTGCCCGTTCTGTGGGGTGAAGTTGCCATGACAACGGTTAAGGCCATCGTCTTATACCCCATCGAAGAAGAACGCAAAGCCCTGCTTGTAGTGGTGGAGGATTGCCAGCACGACTTCATTGCGGGGGAAGCGGTTGAGGTAACGTTTGATGACCTACGATGAAGTGATTGCCATGGGACGTGTTCCCATTGATGTCACGCACTTTGGGGAAAGTGAACCCTACTACATCCCCGGCGAGTTTATGAAGCCTAACGGGATTAAGTGTTCGTTCTGCGGTTCACGTAATAGCATCGAGGCGTGTTGCTGTACGCAGTGTGGAGCGCCGCTCTAGGAGACTGATATGCCACGAGAAAAAAAGTGTACAAAAGAAGAAATCGCTGCCGCTATTCCTGGTTCCTTTGGCAACCGGGCTGAAGTGGCGCGGCGCTTGGGCGTTGGCTGGCGAACAGTTGCCGCCTACTTCAAGGACGACCCCGAGCTTCAGGATATGCTTGAGGCTGAGAATGAGACGGTAGTTGACCGGGCTGAGAAGTCCCTGATGGAGCTTGTAGAGGACAAGGACTTCCGTGCTGTGAAGTTCGTCCTTACCACTCACGGCAAGCACCGGGGCTACTCTAGCGCGACTCGGACTGAGATTAGCGGTGTGGACGGCCAGCCTATCACTATTCGTTACGTCAATGACTGGCGTGGTGTGGCAGACGTAGAAACGGAAACCGATGCCGATAGCGAGCGTTAGAGCGCACAAAGAGGAACGGACGAAACACCTCCCCGTTCCTACTATCGTTCTTCCTGTTCCTCATCCGGGTCAAATAGCTATCCGTGAACAAGCGAAACGCTTCAACTGGCTTTCGGCTGGTCGGAGGTGGCGGAAAACCACTCTGGCTATGAGCATAGCGGTGGAAGGGGCCGCGAGAAAGCAGGTTTGGATTTGGGGCGCTCCGACTTTCAAGCAAGTTAGGATTGCCTGGGAAGAATCCAAGCACGCTGCGGCCTCTATCGCTGAGTTCAAGGTCGCCGAGATGACCGCCCACTTTCCCTCCGGGGGCCGTATCCACTACATCTCCCTGGACAACCCGGACAACGCTCGTGGCTACACCGGAGACGGGGTGGTTCTGGACGAAGTGGCCGATATTAGCCCTACGGCTTGGTACGAAGTCATGAGACCCATGTTGATTGACACCAACGGTGTTCTGTGGGCTATCGGGACTCCGAGAGGCAGGAATTGGTTTCATCGGGAGTGGGTTAATGTCAAGGACAGGGCCGACTCCGTTTCTTGGCAAGTACCAACTTTGGGTTGCCAAATCATCGGCAACGAAATCTTCAGGGTTCCCAATCCATTAGAGAATCCCAATATCGAGTTCCTGTTCAAGACCCTGCCTTCCGATACCTTCAAGCAAGAAATCATGGCCGAGTTCGTTGAGTCTGACGGACAGGTATTCAGGAACCTAGATCGTTGTATGTTCGCTGAGAATCCCGCTAAACCGGATGACCACGCCGGGCACGTTTTAGTGGCTGGTGTGGACTGGGGCAAACAGAACGACTTCACGGCTATCTCGGTTGTCTGTAAAACCTGCAAGAAGGAAGTTGACCGGGATAGGTTCAACAAGATTGACTATGACTTCCAGGTCGAGCGGTTGAAGGCCATGATCCAGAAGTGGACGATTAAAGCCATTCTCCCGGAGAGGAACTCTGCCGGCGCTCCGATTATCGAACGCTTGCAGAGGGATGGAGTTCCGGTCATGTGCTGGACGGACGGCCTTCCAGGGTTCGCTACTTCTTCGCAGTCGAAAACAATGATTGTAGAGGCCCTGTCTTTGGCGATGGAAAAGGCCGAGTACCAGTGGCAAAACGACTCGTCTTGGACGATTGAACTAGAGGCTTACGAAAGAACCATCTCGCAGTTGGGTAGGTCGTCATTCTCAGCGCCAGAGGGGATGCACGATGATACCGTGATTGCGAGGGCTTTGGCTCTCTATGCGTCGCGCAATATGTTTTCAACGATTATCATGTTTGGGTAGGTGGTGATGGGTATATTTCAGGCGCTTGAAAAGTACATGAGGAAAAAGCCGCAGTTGCGGCGTATTTCCATCAACCCCAATCCCGGCTTTGGACAAAATGTCTCTGTCGAGCAAGAGAGCGACGCCAAGACCTATATGGTCTTTTCTTGGGTGCATTTCTGCGTGAGTCAAATCGCGCAGTCGGCAGCCCAGGCCGAGCTTAAAATCATTGACACTGGCGGCCCCGAAGCAATGGATTCGCTCGAACACCCTTTCCTGAAACTACTCAAGCGCCCGAATCATGTGTATTCCCGCTTCAGCCTTCTCGAAACCCTGTTTTCTCAAATGGAACTGACCGGCAATGCCTTTCTCTACGTAGCCTACGACCAGGCCGGGATGCCGGCTGAGTTGTGGCCCCTACGCCCGGAAAGAGTTACCGTCGTTCCAGACCGCACGAACTTCATCAAGGGCTACGTCTATGAAGTAGAGGGAACGAAAGTCCCCCTCGAAGTCAACGACGTGGTACATTTCAAGTGGTTCCATCCCCTTGATGACTACCGGGGGCTTTCACCGATTAGAGCCTTGAGCAATCAGTTGATTGGGGATCAGGCGGCGGTGAAGTGGAACTCCGGCTTCTTCAACAAGGACAACGCCATTCCTGCCGGTGTGGTTGCGATTAAGTCCATGATTGACGATGATACCTACAAACGTATCGTCAAGGAGTGGAGGGACGCCTATGGTGACGGGCAGCGAAAGACGGCGTTCATTCGTGGCAGCGATATGGAGTGGGTTCCGATTTCCAGCACCCAGGAAGATATGCAGTTCTTGGAGATGCGGAAATGGACGCGGGAAGAAATCTTCCAGGTCTTTGGGGTTCCGATTGGAAAGTGGTCTGAGAACGCTACTGAAGCCAACGCCCAGGTTGCCGAACAAACCTTCCTCAATGACACCCTTTGGCCCAAGCTGGTTCGCGTGGCAGAAGAACTCACCGCCCACCTGATTCAACCTGTCTACGGCCCGCAGTACGAAGCTAGGTTTAGCGATGTCAGAACCGTTAAGAGACAGGAACTTCTCAACGAGCTTCAGATTGTAGCTAGGGGCGCGGTTTCTTCGATGGGCCAGTGGATTCCCATTATGACCGTCAACGAAATCCGTAACAAATACTTCAAGCTGCCGCCGCTAGACGCTGTGGATGAACCCGAAGAACAAACCGGCGACCCCATTATGACCGAAGAGGCTCACGGCTACACCGGGGACGACGCGGATGAGGTTCCACCCGGCGAACCAGCTAAGGCTCTATGGCAAAGGAAAGCCCTGAAAGCCCTGAAGAAGGGGAAGTCTCCAGCAGTCCCATTCGAGACAAATGAGTTGGCTCCAGACGAAAGACTGGCTATCACCATGAAGCTGGCTGAGGCTCGGACGCCAGAAGAGGTAAAGGCTGCTTTCGCAGTCAACCCCTTTCGACTTGAAAGTTACCCCTGATTGTATTCCCCAAAGAAAACAACTGTCCGTTGTTTTATCCGCAAGAATGAAGAAAGCCTTTTCCCAATCCAACATTTGGGATAACCCACATAATGTAGATTGGGATAAAGAGTCTGAACTGATTCAGAGAGCCTTGATTCCTTCTCTCGAAGAAACTGTCAGGTTGGGGTTTGCGGCTGGTTTATCACAGATTAACACGGGCAAGTCCTACGAGGACGAACAAGACAGCCTGGAAGAGTGGGCCGCTCAGTTGGTTCTAGCCCATGCGATTAAACGGGCTGGAGACTTGAACGTCAACACAGAGAGGAAGCTCAGAAGGGCTTTGGAACTGTGGCGTAAAAGCGGGGGTTCGACGAAGGACTTGGAGCTTCGGCTGGAAGTGATTCTAGGCGAGGCAAGGGCTGAGGCTATCGGGGTCACTGAAGTTACGGAACTTTTCTACAAGGGTGAAGAAGAGGTCTGGAAACGCTCTAAGATGGTCAACGAGTTGGTGTGGGTAACTGCTGCCGATGAAATGGTATGCCAGGGGATTTGCGCCCCGTTGCACGGTAAAACCACCATCTTGGGTATGCCATTCCCAGGCGGGTACTTCCCGCCTGCCCACGTTTCTTGCAAGTGCATCGCTATGGTGCTTCAAGTTGGAAAGGACTACCTATGATTGCAGTAGACATCCAACTTAAGGGCCTGGAAAACGTTATCAAGAAGTGGGGCAACGCTTCTGGTATCGTTCGTCAGAGAAGCATAGCTGGCATGAACCGAGTGCTAACCACCCTGCTAGAAGATGTTACCATATATCCTCCGCCTAGAGAGGGCCAGAAGTACGTTAGAACCTACCGGCTAGGACATAATTGGGGATGGGAGATTGTTGACCACGGCAACGAGGTCAAAGGCATCCTCTTCAACAGGGATACCCCCTATGCCAAGTGGGTGCAAGACAGGGTTTACCAGAACAGGCGCTATCATGCGGGCCGCTGGACTACGATTCAAGACATCGCCAAGAGTCGCAGAGGGTTCATCCTCGGAACAATGAGCCAGGAATACGGTTCTCCCATTCGTGGCATCTTCGGCGGTATTGAAGCAAAGCACATATAGGAAGTTACTTATGCCTTACACAATCAAGGAAGAAGATGGTCGCTTTTGCGTGTACAAGAAAGGCGACGATGACATGCCAATGGGAGAAGCAATCCATTGCCACGACTCAGCGGATGAAGCGCAAGCTCAAATCGGCGCGTTGATGGAGTCAGAAGAAAAAAGCCAAGAAAAAGGGCTGCTAATCAAGTCTGTCAACGACGAGGAACGCATCATCGAGGGCTACGCCGCAACCTGGGACGTGGACGATGAAGGTGAGGCTTTCGACCCGAAAGCTTTCAGTAACTCGTTGAACCGCTACATGAACCGGCCCGTACTCTTGTTCTCGCACGGCCAGCACGAAGACATCAAACTCAACGCTATTGGCCGGGTGCTGGAAGCGAAAGTAACCCAAATGGGTTTGTGGGTTAGAGCGCAGATTTACAAGGGCGATAGGTACGCTGAGGCCGCGTGGAACCTGGTTAAACAGGGCGCGCAGAACTTCAGCGTTGGAGCGGCGGCTTCTCTGGTTCGGAAGATGGGCAATCGGATTACTGAATGGCCCCTGGTGGAGATTTCAGTCGCCCCCTTCTCGGCCAATCCGATGGCAAGGTTCCAAATCGTGAAAGAGATGATGCCTGGTTTTGTGAAAGCCATTGGGCTTGAAGACTTGGACATAGAGGCCAAAAGCGAAGATGTCCCAAGTGAGAGCAAGGCTTTGGAAGATACTAAAAACAAGTCTGATGGAGTTAAGAAAATGGAAGAGAACATGAACGAACTTATTGGCAAGGCTGTTGCTGATGCCATTGCCGCGAAGGAAAAGGAAGCCTCTGATAAGGCTTTGGCTGAGAAGGCTTTTAGCGATGCCGTAGCCAAGAAGGTCGAGGAAGAGATTGCCAAGAAGCAGGTTAATCGCAAGATTGCCTTTGGCGCTCAGGAAGACCGCATCGAAGTGGCCGGCGCTTATGACCACGTTGACCCGGCTCAGTTGGCTCTCGGCCACATGGTGATGAAGAGCATCGGTATTCAGCCCTCGGTGGCTTACAGTCGCACCCTGATTGACTTGGTGAGCAAGTCCTTCAAGAACGGCGCTCTGCGGACGAAGGAATACATGCCTACCGGAGCCGCGCTGAAGGGCATGGGCGCTCCCCTAACCTTCGGCAACAAGCACGACGCTTATCTTGAACGGACTCTGGCGACGAAGGCCGATGAGTTGATGGGTTCGGACGTTTCGACCTACGGCGACGAGTGGATTCCGGTTTACTACAGCCGTGAGTTGATTCCTCTGATTCGCAATCAGGCGAAAGTCTTGGGCCTGTTCCGCCAGTTGGAAGTGCAGGGCGAAAGTCTGGTCATCCCGATTCAGACTGGTTCTGTGACTTGGTACAAGACGGCTCAGACAGACGACACGGCTGAGAGTGCTTATGACAATGCCTTCATCACCGCCCGCGTGAGCAAACCCAGCACATCGAACATCACCTTGACGCCCAAGAAACTGTCCGCTATCGCTATGTGGACGGGTGAAATGGACGAGCAGAGCTTGGTTCCGATGCTGCCCTTCCTGCAAAGCGAAATGGCTATCTCCGGCGCTGAAGTGATTGACGAAATCCTCATCTCTGGCGATACGGTCACGACAAGCTCGAACGTCTCGGACTATGGCGACGGCTCTATCAGCACCAGTTGGCATCTGCTTCTGGCGAAGGGCTTGCGCGCTCATGCTCTCTTGGACGGCTCGGCTGCGAACGCTCGCTCTGGCTCTACCCTGACTGCGGAAGATTTCCTGCTGACCAAGAAACTGATGGGTACAAACGGTTCCTACGCTCTTGACCCGTCGAAGTTGGTCTGGGTGATTGACCCCGGTATCTACTGGAAGATGCAGAGCTTGGGCGAGGCTTTGACCCTTGAGAAGTTCGGCCCCGGCTTCACCTTCCAGAGTGGTGTTCTGGAACGTATCTTCGGCAGCCCCGTGATTGTCTCGGACAAGTACGGCCTGACCGACTCCAGCGGCTACATCAACAACACGACCGGCTCGAACACACTCGGCTCGTTCCTGTGTGTTCGCCCCGACCAGGCTGTGGTTGGCTTTGGCCGCCGCATGAAGGTTGAGACGCAGCGCATCGCCCGCTCGGACAGCTACGAGATTGTGGCTCACATGATGCTGGACTTCGACCTGTCCACGTATGACGCGATTGGGTACACGTATAATGTTACCGTAGCGTAACGTAATTCTATGATACAAGGGGAGCGGAGCAATCTGCTCCCCAGGGAGAATGAAAATGCCTCAGAATGATAGAACGAATATTCTGAGTACGGACGGTGACGACGCCCTGGTGATTTACAATGGCGGCGACATCAAGGCGTACTCGGATACGGGTGACACGTTGAAATGGAGCTTGGACGCGTCTACGGGCGCGGTTACTGCTCCTGGAACGGGGGCCACACTGAATGTTGGCACGTTCGCTTCCGCTGCGGTTGGCGGAACCGTGTTGTCGGCTAGTCGCACGAAGGCTGTCAGCTTCTACGCTGACGATGGCAACGCGGCTATCGTAACTGGAAACAATGTCCGCACGACAGTGAACCGCTTCCTGCTGTTGCACGCGGCTGGCGCGGACGTGACGATTTCAGGTTGCCAGAACCAGCTTAAGATTGCCACTACTGCTCCCACCACGACATCTCCGATGTCTGGCGCGTATGACTATCTTGAGATTGCGGCTGCTGCAACTATCGGTTCGGCACAGGCCACTCGCTCTTGTGTGGACGCTGGTTCCAATGCCATCACGGTTTCGACGGCTTTGGCCGCGGTACGGGCTGAGTGTGTGTTCAACGCAGCGATCACAGAGACCGGCTCTATTTCCGGTGTTTACATCGGCAAGGCGGCTCAGGGTTCTACGTATCAGTGGCCCCAAGCGTTGTACATTGGCGCTGCGGACAAGTTTGTGAAGTTCGCTACTGGAACGGCTTACGAGTGTGGCGTCAAGATTGGCTCAATGACAGCAATCGGAACTTCTGGCGTTGCGGGGACAGCGGACGGACTCATCAAGATTGACGTGGCTGGAACGGCTTACTACATCCCGATTGTGGCCGCCGCGAGCGTAACCGGTGAATAATCTGGAACTGGTCGAGGAAAAACTGCTGAACTACGAGAAAGCCATCGTGGAATTGCAGAATGGGATTCTTCGGCTTCAGGGCGGGATTATGGCCCTGACAGAACTTAGGGATGCTCTGCAAAAAGAAGAACACTAGGTAACGCGGATTAAGTGGGGTGGAACTACTCCCCACCCCACTTCCGCAAAGGTGGAATATGAAACTTAAGGTGCTTAAACCCTTTCGGGGGATTCTGAGCAACGAAAAGCATTGGCTTCCTGATGAGGAAGTTGAAGTTAGCGATGAAAATGCCGCTGTCCTTTTGGCGACATGGCCGGATAGATTTGAGAAATTGGATGAACCAAAGAAACGCGGTAGACCGCCGAAGGAGCATGTAAATGGCTGAACAAGTTTCTCTGTGGGTTAGCGGTGCGTTAGGCGCTGAAACTCAACTCGCAAAGGCCGAAGACGCCGCCCACGCTTCTGGTGACTTCGGCATTGTATCCCTCGGCGTTCGCAAGGATACAGCCACGTCATTGGCTGGTTCCGATGGGGATTACACCGCGCCAATCTTCGATGCTGACGGCAAGCTCTGGGTGACGGGTACATCTGGAGGCGGTGCTGTTACCGTTGCCGATGGCGCAGACGTGGCACAGGGCGCTACCACTGGAGCGGCGGTCATCACCGACGCGGCCGGCACGTTGCAGCAATACCTACGCGGACTAGTCAAACTGGCAATCACGGCAGGGAGTTTCCTGGTGCGCGCCACCGTTGCAAGCGGCGGCGTTGCTTCTGGAGCTATCGCAACCGGCGCTATCGCGGATATGAACGCTGCGAATACGGCGCGCACGACTGGTACGCTGGTGCTGCCGGGCCAACTGGTTGGGCCTTCTGGCAAAGCGGCTGACGTTGATGCATCGGGGAACTTGCTCGTCTCGCTTGGCACGAAACTTGACTCGACAAACGATTCGGTCAAGACGGTCGCCGGCGCGGTCAATAGCGCGTGCGTCACGGGCCACACGGCTGCGATTGCGGATACCAACGCGACGGCGGTCATCGCGGCCCAGGGTGCGGGCGTCAAGATTTATCTGACATCGCTTGTCGTCACCAACTCAGACGCGACCGTTGGCACGCTGGTCACAATCCAGGACGGCGCGGATACGCCCATCGTCTTGTGCAAGGGCTACGCAGCCCCCGCCGGTGGCGGGTTCGCAATCACGTTCCCGACGCCGCCCTCGACGACAGCCAACAAGGCGCTCAATGCCATTTGCGGAACGACTTCTGCGGAGGTCTACGTTTCTGCGGTAGGCTTCACGGCGGCGTAACATGGCAATCACCAAAGTCCAGCACAAAGCGGCTGCGGCTGCGGCAGACCATGTGCATGTGATACTCGATGCTACTGCCGCTGTCGGAAACCTTATCGTCGCTGCGGTGTGTTGCCCGTCTGCTCACACGGGCTTCACACCGCCGACAAACTTCGCGGAAGCGGTGTGGACTACCGCGGGTTCTTCGGGTTTCGTGTCTATCTGCTACCGCGTGGCCGGCGCAGCGGAGCCGACTGAGTTGATTGCCACCATCACCGGGGCCTCGTCTGTGAACATGGCCGCTGTCGAATTCAGCGGCACGGACGCGACGCCGCTGGACAAGACGGCATACGTCGCGGATACCACGTCCAGCGTAACGAGCCGGTCATCTGGTACGACGGCAGCGACCACCGTCGCCAATGAACTGTGCTTTGCAGTCGTGCGCGTCCTGACCGCGCAGACCGCCCCAAGTTGGTCGAACTCATACACCCTGCTAGACCTTAACGGCGGGGTGATGTGGGAAGGCTATCTTGTTGTGAGTAGCACGGGCGCGCAAGAAAGCACTTGCTCGTGGACGGGTTCGCAGAGAGCCGCCGGGTTGATTGCCACGTTCAAGCAAGCGACGGCGACGGGCGGGCGAAAGTTCGCCACGCTGCTAGGAGTTGGCGCATGACACGCGAAGCCGCAACGGGCAGAACAGCATCATCGGGACGCGGGGCCGGCTCTCGCACAGCCAGCGGGCGCACGGGCTTCTACCACGTCACGGGCACGAAGATTTACGACCACCTGGGAAATGAAATCAGGTGGCACGGGGTCAACACCTTCGTGCGCCTGAACAACGAGCGCGCCAAGTTTCAGGCCATCAAGGACTATGGCTTCGACTCGGTACGGTTGGCTTTGCACAAGGTTGACATCCTCACGCCAGTCCCATCGGCTGGACAAGACAGAACCGGGCTGATGGCGCTTGACCGCGCTATCGAGTGGGCGGGCGAGGCTGGACTTAAAGTCATCCTAGACCAGCACACTTGGGACACAACGACGCCTAGCGCGCCGCAAGCCTTCACCACAGACGCCGCCCTGCAAGCCGAGTGGATTGCGATGTGGCACACGCTCATCGAGCGATACCGCTACAACAGCACGGTCATCGGCTGCGACATGATGAATGAGCCGTTTCTGATCGCGGCCAACGGGCAGAGCGACGCGACGCGCAGCGCGGCGATGGAAACGCTACTGAAGTCCACCATCCTTGACTTGCAGGGGCATCGGCCCGAACTGCTCTACATCGTGGAAGTGTGGCCGAACATCGGCTGGACGGACAAGGCGTGGCTGGCTGCGAATAAGGTCATCTACTCGGAACATATCTATCGCGCTGAGAACTTCCCGTGGGGCGCGTCATACGAGGCGGGTAGTCTGGCTACTGCCAAGACACAACTTGAGGATTGGATGGAAGTGCGCCTAGACCCGCATCAGGCCGCCGGCGCGTGCGTGTGGGTTGGTGAGTTTGGGGAAGTCGAAACATCGGCCAACGAGGGACAGCAGATTACGGACATCTGCGACCTGCTGGAAGGCCGGAATATGGGCTACTCGATGTACGTGTTTGCCGTGACCGATTGGGTTACGGACTATAACGACATTGTTTCCAAAGACACGCCGTATGACCTAACTGCGCTAGGCACGGTGTACAGCAACTACGTATTGGCGCTATAGAGGGGTAGAATGGCATCTTATTACTGCACGCTGGCGCAACTACAGGCGTATAACTCCGTTACCGGCATTACGGTAGCCGCCGATGATTCGTTCTTGGTAGACGTGATTAAGCGCGCCAGCCGTGCGATAGAACGTATCTGTCGGCGCAGCTTCTACCCCACAACTGCAACGAAGAAGTTTGACCATCCTGATAACGTCCAGTGGATGTCGTTCGGGGCAGACTTGCTTTCATGCACTTCACTTACTGTTGACGGCACGGTTATCCCCTCTACTGAATACTATCTGAAACCCTCCAACGCTAAAGCCTACCAGTGGATTGAACTAAAAAAAGGTTCTGGATATTATTTCGAGTGGACGGATACTGACCAGGAAAGTGTCTCTATCGCTGGTATCTGGGGTTGGCATGACAATTACGCTGAGGCTTATGAGGCAAGCGGGCAGACCGTCCAGAACGCAACACAGATTTCAGCGAGCGGGACAACTCTCACGGTAACGAGCGCAACGAACTTCTCTGTGATGCAGACCATCAAAGTCGAAGATGAACTCATGCTCATCACAGCCATCTCTACCGTGAACCTGACTGTTACAAGAGGGCTTAATGGCACAACCGCTGCGGCCCACTTGAACGGTGTGGCAATCAGTATCTATCGCCCGCCGCTGGACATTGAACACGCCTGTGTTCGTTTGAGTACATGGTACTACCGGCAGAGAGAAGCCCCGTTTGATAGGACGGCTCAGGGTGAACTTGGCATGATTGTCATTCCGGTAAGTATCCCGACTGACGTTGACGCCATGCTGAAACCTTATCAGCGCATGGAGATTGGCCGATGACCCTTTCAGCCAACATCACCAAACTTGCGGCGATTGGAGCCAACATCACGGGCATCAAGAAGTCGTTTGATGTGGACGCCATGCCATCGTCGTTACAGCCGGTCATGCTTCCAGCGATGATGTACTACCCTGATGGCGGGTCTATCACGCTCTTGGACTTCAGCGATACATGGGAAGTGAAACACCGAGTAAGGGTTCAATTCGCTTACTCAGCGGCCGCGCAGGGGATTCTCTCCAAGAACATTGATGGCACGGTTGATTTGCTAGACCGCTTCCTTGCGGCGTTGCGAACGGACAATGACTTGACTGGAAGTTGTGTATCCGCGAAGGCTGTGAACTACTCAAGGATTGGCGACTTCACCTATGGCGGCGTTGATTATTTTGGGATTGAAGTAACTGTGGAGGTTTTAGAGTATCTTGGATAAACTACGCTTGAACTGCGGTTGCGGACGTTATCCTTTGAAGGGATACGTGAATTACGACCGTGACCCCGATTCTTTTGCCGACGTTTTCACTGAAGTTCCTCCGATTCCGTACAAAGACAACACGGTAGACGAAATCTACGCCGGACACTTCTTGGAACACCTAGACCCATCAGAAGCCGCTGAGTTCTTGCGGGAATGTTACCGTGCCTTAGTTCCAGGCGGTAAACTTGGTATTGTTGTTCCCAATATCCGGGAAGTGATGCTGCGCTGGATGAATGAAACTAACGATGAGTTTCAGGTTCCGGCGGGTGTCTGGTGGTCTATCAAAGACCTAGACCACATCTGCAACGTTTTCCTATACAACTCAGCGTGGTCAAACATTGACTCTCCGCACAAGTGGTCATACGAGCCATTCACATTGAAGCGGGCGATGGAAGAGTTCGGGTTTGTGAACCTGACTCCGATTGATGGATACAGGGATACCCGCATTGTTACTGGCGCTTGGTTCAACTGCGGATTCGATGGGTACAAGCCAGAATGAAAATACTACTAAGTGACTCTGGCGCTGGATGGTCAACACACGATGTTTACCGGGGAGTTCATTCGGCCCTTGAACGGGCTGGACAAACAGTTTTCAAGTATTCGCTAACTGGACACATCGAGAAATCCAGACAGTACATGGACTGGCTTTGGGAGAATAGCAAACGTACTACGCCCAGAGCGACAAACGCAGAATGGTTGTTCCATGCAGGTGTTGGTTCCATCGAACGGGCGTTGTTCAATGACGTTGATTGGGTAATCTTCACTTCAGGGATGTACGTTTCCGCTGAAGTCCTAATCATGTTGAAACGAGCGCATGTTAAGACGGCGATTCTATTCACCGAATCTCCGAATGATGACGACGATCAAATCAGATGGGCGCGGTTGGTAGACCTGTGTTGGGTGAATGATAAGTCTAGCGTTGAATCTTTCAAGAAGGCGGGTATCGAGAATGTCTATTACTATCAACACGCCTACGACCCGGAGTTGCATTTTCCCGGCGGGGCCGTAAACCCTGGCGTAGCATCACATGACGTTGTATTTGTCGGTACAGGTTGGATTGAGCGTGTGAATCTGTTTGAGGCAACTGATTGGACGGGGATTGACTTCGGGTTGTATGGGACATGGGAACTGATGATGCCTAACAGCCCATGTAAGAAGTATCTCAGGCCCAACATTGTCAAGAACGAAGTCACCGCCGACCTGTATAGAAACTCTAAAATCGGCATCAATCTTCACCGCACGTCTAAGGGATTCGGAGATGACGCCGAACACATCAGCCAAGCCTATTCGATAAACCCACGTTGCTACGAGCTTGCGGCTTGCGGAACGTTTTTCATAAGTGACTACCGGCCTGAGATACAAGATGTGTTTGGCGACTTGGTTCCAACATTCAAGACACCCGAAGAACTCAGAGAGACAATCTTTTATTACCTTGAACATGAGGACGAGCGATTGGAGATTGCGAAAGAACTTCCCAAGAAGGTATCTGGTCACACATTCGACTCACGCGTTAGGGGGATGTTGGAAGTGTTGAAATGACAAAGGCGACAAAGGAACTGATCGCCATGCTTATTCGACTGGCGAAAGGGATGCTAACCGCCCTAGAGAAATGGTTGGAACAACAGTAAAACACAAGCGGTAACGCATCGGTCGCGGCAACAACGCCGATTAAGCCACGCCTCTACAAACAGAATGTTATTGGGAGGATACTGTGGCGATTTATCACGGTAGGCATGGCGTTGTATATCTGTCCACGACAGGTACGGGCAACGCTTCTTCGGTTGCGAAGCTGACAAACTGGACATTGGACATGAAAACCGATAAGGTTGATGTCACTTCTTTTGGCGATGCCAACAAGACGTATGTCCAGGGGTTGAAAGACTTGAGCGGAACCTTTGCGGGTTTCTGGCAAGACAGTGAGAACACGATTTTTGCGGCGGCTGATAGCGCCGATGGATGCAAGATTTACCTGTATCCTTCGACTGATGCCCCGCAATACTACTGGTACGGGCCCGCGTGGTTGGATGCCTCGGTCGAGACCGGCGTCGGTGACGCGGTTAAGGTCAAGGGCAACTTCGCGGCTAATGGCTCTTGGGGCAGAAAGGCTGTGTAACTAGAGATGACTGAGAAACGCGCTATGCCAATCAAAACGGTTAAGGTGACACTCACGGGGGACTACGAGGGATGGGAAGCTACAATCCACACAAACCCTCCGATGTACCTGTTCGAGCAGATGTTGGGTGGAGCCTTAAGCGAGACTCGCGACGCGCTTGGCAAGATTGTCAAGTCCTGGAACTTCGTTGACGCACAGGGCGAACCATTGCCGCAACCATCAGAGGGGGGCATCAGTCAGATTGGATTTGACTTGATGATTCTTCTGGTGCAACAAATCTCAGCAAAGGTCACGACGCCGGAAAAAAACTCCTAGAGCGCCTCTGGCGGGCGCTTGAAGAGGATAGCGAAGACCCTGTACCCGGCCCCTTCTTGAAGTTGAAGATGTGTGAGCGCATGGGCTGGCTGTTCACTGAATACGAGGAACAGCCAGCCGATGAAATCACGCGCGCTTGGGGCATGTGGAACATCGAAGCGAAAGTCCGTAACGGCGTGCATCAGGACGAAGGTTTTGGCGAATGGACGGAAGATAAATAGATGGCTGATACCCTAGAACTAATCATAACTGCACGCGACATGGCGACGGCGGCTATCAACAATGTGATGAAGCAAGTGCAACAACTTGCCGCCACGTCGAGTAATGCCACCGTCAATTCAAGTCGCATTGCACAATCGGCAGCCAACGCCCAGATGCGCGTAATTGTTGACGCGGCCCGCGCCCAGGAGCGGGCCATCATTGACGCGGCCAGAAATGCCGAGCGCGCTCATACCAACTCGTTTTCCAACATGGGCCGCGTGGCATCGTCCGTAATGCAGGGCATCGGCATGGCCGTTGGCTTCAACGTGCTTAACATGGGACGCCAGATTGCCGATAGTTTGATGGGCGCGGTAAGGGCCGGGCTAGAGTTTAATGATACCATGTTCAAGATGAGCACGGGGTTTACTACCCTGACGCGTGACATCGGAACTGGCCGTCAGATGGTCGAAGATATGTTCTTGCTGGCTGCCAAGACGCCGGCGACATTCGAGCAGGTTGCTACTGGCGCGCAAAGACTTCTAGCTTATGGATGGGCAGCTAAGGAAGTTTCAGGAACGCTTCAAACGCTCGTGGACGCCGCGAGCGCGTTGGGACGCGATTCGTATACCGTTGACCATCTGGTTCGTGCTTTGGGCCAGATGCAGAACAAGGGCCACGTAATGACGCAGGAGATGATTCAGTTTTCCGAGGCTGGCGTCAACGCGTGGCAATATCTGGCCGAGACGCTGAACGTTGATGTTGCTACTGCCATGAAGATGGTAGAAGATAGAGCGGTTGACTCTGGAGTAGCTATCAAGGGTATTCTTTACGGCATGCAGCGCGACTTTGGCGGCATGGCTCAGGCCATGAACAAGTCAATGTCCGGGCTTACGACGACCGTGGTAGACTATGGGAGCAGAATTGCCTCTGAAATATTCCAGCCGACATACGATGGCATACGTAGTATGCTGGATGAGTTTGCAACGATTTACCTTCCGCAATGGCTGAAAGCTGTACAGGATGTTCGGGCTGCCGCTGACAGGGAGAAGTTAGTTCCTGAAGATATAAAAAATAGGGGTGTACAAGCAGAACAGCATACGGGTGAGCTTTTCGATAAAACAAAGACGCAAGCAGAAAGCGAGTGGTCTTTGTTCTTCACGAGAATAGGGCAGCTTGCGGGAATAATCCGCATCTCTGGCATAAATGCAGTTCAAGATGTCATCAACGAAGCACTAGGGAAAACAGTCTTTGCCCCCAAGACATCGTATGGCATTGGCAAGGCGATGGAACTTGAGCTAGACACGGCCAATCAAAAGATAACACAACTCCAAGAGAAACTAGCCAACGCCGGGCCGCGAGCCAATAAGAGCGCGATTAGGGCCGAATTGGAAGCGGCGCGAATAGAAGCTGGTATGCTTGAGGCAGACATAGCACGTCTGAATAACTCACTGTTCTTGGGAATGGCTGCCTTGCAATATGAGAATCGGCGCGAGGGTATCCCGCGCCAGTCTTCACAGACCGCTCCGGTTGTACTACCACCAGACTTGTGGAACACAGATGCCAGTGCGTTTATGAACAAGTACACGCCCGGCGTTGGGTTGTACAACAAAGACCTTGCTAATCAAGACGCCATCTGGAAGTTGCTCTCCCCTGACATCACCAACGCGGAAGGCGCTCTTTCCGCTTGGGGGATTGCGCTGAATGAGGCGGTTGCTTCTGGCGCTCCGGCTGATGCGATTGCCGCTATCCGTGAAGAAATGCAGACACTCACGTCTGATATTGCCATCTACAAGAAGGCGTGGGCGCTTTATGAAAGTGGAACACTGACGTTAGACGCCGTACAAACCTACGTTAAGACGCAGCAAGACGCCGCCAAGAAGGTTGCGAGCGCATGGGAAAAGTCAGCTAAGGACTCTCAGAAGTCATACCAAGATACCTTTAAGGACATGGGTTCTAAAATATCTGGCCTTCTCTCCCCCACAAGTGTGACTGCCGGCGATATGTTCAAGACACAAACTGGTATGTTTGGCGGTTATCAGGACAAGTGGGATGAGTACATTCGCCGCCTTGAAGCCGGTGTAAACGGCAGCAAGGAATGGGCGCACATGGTTCCTGATGCTGTCAAGAAGATGACTAAGGAACAAAAGCAAGGATGGCTCGCTGAGACCAAGAACCAGTTCTATGGCGGCTACATGCCAGAGAATGTTGATTGGGGCGCTTTCGTCAAGTCTTACGGACAGTCTGTTATGGACGATGCTCAGAAGCAAGCACTGACCGACCGGGCCATGAAAGAGCTTGAGAAGGCTGGATTCAAGGGTAATGCAGATGATGTGAAGATTGCTCTTGGTCTGAGTTCTGGCGGTGAGAAGGCGGGCAAGACGTATGCACAAGGTTACACCGCAGCCATCAAGGAAGCCAATCTACCGGCTGAGACAACCCGCATCGTTGCAGACCAACTGCTTGCCAATCAGAAACCAGTCTACGATTCTGGCGCGGTTGTTGGCAATGTCTTCTACAAGGGATTGGTCAACGGAGCTAACGTTGATGTGATGAAGGCTCTGGTGGATAAGCTCACCGGCCCCGTGTCGGATAACATAGACAGGCGCAAGAACGCAGGGGGCCAGCCATGACAGTAGTAACCAAACTGAACACCTCTACGTTGGCTAACCCATTCGAGTGTTCACTTTCCTACGAGATGGTAGGAAACTTCGTCGAGGCCGGCTCTGGTAAACTTATCTTCAACACCGTCACAACGACTGGATACAGGAAGGTGTGGACGGTGCGTTGGCGCGGGTTGACTGCGGCTGAAGTAGCAACTATTCAAGCGGCGTGGGCAGCGGGAGTCCTTGCTGCGGTGGAGTTTGAGTCGTCTGATGTAGCCGGGGAACATACGCACGTTCGCTGTACAGGCCCGTGCGCGGTGAAACCTGCTTACTACCAGGCTGGATTCTTCTACGATGTTTCTGTGACACTGAAAGAGGAAGCGCCGGCATGACGCAAGACATCTCTGGAACTGTACTTGCAGCAAGCAGGGCTTCTGGGCGTGGACATCTATGCCGGGTGTTTGTCCAATGGGACGGCACAAATTGGGTAGATGAATCTGCTTACGTCCAAAGCGCAAACGGCAAACTTGAAGCCGTGAATACCGACGCGGGACTCAGCGCGATTGGCAACGGCATCGCGGATGAAGCAACGATTGTACTGAACAATCAGACTGAGAGGTTCACGCCCTGGTACGCGGCCGGCCCGCTTTACAGTTATATCGGTGGGCGTTCCTGGTTGGGGCTTGCGTTTCGCGTCCTTCTCGGATACTACACCGGCCCGTCACTTATCGTCAATGGGGACTTCGAGACATCTACGGGCGGTGACTTCGGGACGTGGGTTGACACGGTTGGAAGCGGGGCGATTGCGGTTGAAGGGACTAGCGTGCATGGCGGGTCTGCGGCGGCAAAACTAACCGCAGGCGCTACGAGCAATACCACCTTGCACCAAGCCTTCACGGTTGTTCCCGGAACGTTCTACTCGCTGACGTTCTACACGCGTGGAGATGGTCTTGGTAACTGTGGAAAGTACCAAATTGTTGACGCTACGCACTCGACAGATATTGTGGCCGTAACGAACACGGGCGTTACCGGAACGAACTACGCCCCGTTAAACGTACAATTCATCGCACCAACCGATTGTACATCTGTTAGATTGGTTCTTGGCTGTCCGGTTGCTAACGGCGGTGTTGCCTATTACGATGATGTTACACTGGTCTATTCCGAAGGCGTCTACGTGATGAAAGGTCATATCGAGGACTACGCCATTGATGCCGTCGGAAGAGAAGTGACTATCACCGCAAGAGATAAGTCACAGAGGATGTTGGAGTATCGGCCCAAGACAACCTTACTTCAGAACATGCGGACTGACCAAATCATCGAGCAGTACGTCAACACACTTCCAGCAACTCAGAGACCTACCATCGCGGCAAGTACACTCGTGATGGACAAGGGAACCTACGTTATCCCATTTGCTTGGCTGGACGATGAACCGCTGTGGTCTGAGATGGTTAAGATTGCAGAGGCCGAGGGCGGTAGGTTGTACTACTCACCATCTGGGGCGGCGTCTGTTTCCAGCAAACTCGTATTCGAGAACGCAACGCACGCGCTCACGATTGTCAACATTGAACCAATATTTACAGTTGACGATTACACCGAACTAAGCGGCGGCGTTTCGCCTTCACGCAAAGAGTACAAGAACGCAGTAGAGGTCTGGTACTACCCGCTTCGGATTGCACAAGAACAAATCATCTGGTCATCTGCGGAGCAATACAGGCTACCTGCTGGCGCTACGAAAATCATCAAGGCGTCTTTCGACAATCCCGCATACAGCGTGGTTGACCCGGTAAATGACGATTACTTCAAGGACTTCGTGTTCACCACTTCAGGGGGAGCCGCCAAGAACGAATCAACAGATGTAACGGTTTCGCTCTATGATGGGGCTGAACGTCAAGTGTGGGCGCAACAGGCTTATGTCAAGGTTATCAATCTTCTTGGTACTGACTTGTATCTTCGCAAGTTGGAACTGAGGGGCCGTCCGGTTATCACGGGCAAGGAACAAAAAGTAACCCTCTATCGGACTGATGCCGGTGTTGTGATTGAAGACCCGGCTGACAGTGCGCCTAGAGCCGGCTGGCGCATGATTTCGATTGACAACCGCAACGTACAGACAAGGGAGCACGCCGAGGCTCTTGGAAGGTTCCTGCTTGACCGATACGCAGCCAACCGCCTGACCAAGAAGGTTCACGTGGTCAAAGCGATGCCCTGGCTGGAAGTTGGGGATAGAATTACTACTACTGCACCCGGCGGGCTTTCCGCTTCGCATTATATACAGAGGTTAGACTGGAACTATGGCGAACGCGGGTTCACTATGACGCTAGACCTACTCCCGGCTGATGACCTGTATGCTTACTCGGATTACTTCTTGCTTGGCACGTCCGTTCTTGGCAACGTGACTGGCAAGGGCAGGGCTTTCTACTAATGTATATCCCAACATTCATTGATGGTCAATACCTGAGCGCAAGGCAGGTTAATACACTCACGGGGGCGGTTGCTGAGTTGTACAACCGTTCCCTGTCGCTGCGCGTTCCACATGCAAGAGAAGAATGCGGAACTGGCTCCGAGCGTGATTTCTATATCGTGCATTATCACAACGCTACTCTCGCTGCAAACGAATACCTTTACTACGATGTTGACAATGCAGGTGGTGGTACACTCAAAATCTATTACAAGGACATGACAACTGCCATTGTAACGCTTACTGGAGCGGGAAGACAACGTGGAGCCGTATCGCTCGTGGACAAACCGACCGCACCAACACATCCGGTTGACGAAGAACTTGTACTTATCCGTGTCACAAACACCGCAGCAAACAACGGATTTATCTACGAAATATCCGAGATTATCAGCGCGCCAGTCGGATACGTCGCCTTGAACGACGCGGCGGCTCTTACTGAGAACGAAAGCGCAAGCGTAGCGACTGACCTGCAACACCTTGCGGATAACGTTACGGCTTTGGAGTTGGTGAGCGTTGCGCCCAATCAGGCTATGAAGATGGGTGAAGTATCAGACTTTCCCAATAACGGCGGCAATACCGTTACTGTTTTCGATGGGTACATGATTCGCAACGATGCCGGAACGCTTTACTATCATATTGCGCTTGGCAAAGACCAGAGCAACCCAGGGGCAGTTGAAGCCTATGTTTATGTCAACGGAACGCGCATTGACTCTACGAAGTGCTTGTACGAAGGTGGGCACAATACCCCGCCTGAAACAGACCCCAACGACGAAACTGACATGGCACATTTCGATGGGTATGCTGACATAAGCGCGGTTGCAGCATCACCGGGAGAGTTGATGAGCGTGCAGGTGATTGCATCTACCAACATTCCCAACTCACCTAATTATACTGGCAACGCCTATGTTCGCGTCTACTACTTGGGTGAAGGCTTATGACATACGCGGTTGTACCTGACATTGAACATGGATACTACTTTCTCGGCACAACCGACCTGCGATTGCTGTGGAATAACCTGCTCATCATTGCTGGTGATGATACAAGCGGATACGGGCAAGATGGATACGATGTTGCGGGTGGCTTTCCTCACGGCTACGCTCTTTGCTTCTACAGGAACAGGGCTACCATTACTGGATTCCGCGAAGGCGCGGCTGGTCAAAAGACGCGCATCTATCTGAGACGCGTGTTGAACTACTTGCGCTATCGAGCCTTCGATGCTGAGTTGGTCTACACGGATACCAACAGTGAAACCGTTCGCAAGAAGCTAGAGAACTGCGACCGAGATATTGGCGATACATACGAGTATCGTATCTTGGACTTGGATGAGATAAGCGACCTGACTTACGGACAGGAATACTTCTTGGAAGTGATTGATTCAGGAAGCGGGGATTATCCTACCGATGAAGACATGACGCCCATTCTCGATTTTGCTGAGGAAATATTCTAATGCCAAAGAACAGAATGGTTACACGCGCTGACGTTCTTGGCATGTTGCCCTGGACACCACAGGCTGACGGTTCGTTTCCGGGCTATGAGATTGGACGCGGCACAATCCCCGGCGACCGTATTTCTGTGCGTTCGCTTGATGCACTCACGGTAAATGCTGGTGAGTTGCAAAGCGGAACATTGCACAGTGGAGACCGCGACGGGGCGCACATCTCGGTTGGCGATGTCGTCTATGGGATGCAGATGTACAACTCATCCAAGCAACTGATGTTCGCTTTGTCTTGGATTGACGAATCGTTTAGGTTGGGGCTTCCGGGACAACCTAGCGTCTATATGTCAGATGGCGACGTTCACATTGATGGCGATGTTGTCATTGATGGCTCGCTCAAGGTGACGAAGATAGCACTGGTTGGGGCGCTATCGAGAGTGCTTCTTACCAGCGACCGCATACAGATTGGCACGGGCACATGGGGCGTCAACTTCAGCGGGTTCGGCGCAACGTCATCGGCTATTGGCGGATGGAGAAATGGGTCTTCGGTCTGGACGGTAAACAATTCAACGGGAAACATTGTTCTTGGTAAGGTTGGGAGCCCACAAAACTACACATCATTGGATTGGAACGGTATAGAAATTGCCAATCCTACTGATGGGTCTAATTCAGATAGGGCCGCCATCACGTTCCGTTCTACTCTCGATTCTGGTGGTGTCTTGTTTGATGACACAGTAACCGTTTATACAAGAAGGCAGGGGTTAGACCTTGTAGTAAATGGTAGTGAAGGGTTGGCTGATTTGCCCGCTCTGGTCATATCATCGAGCGACTCAGATGAAGAGATAGAGATAACAAGACACAGCATAGAAATAAAAGTTGCAAGCGAAGCATATAACCTTTTTTTGGGTCAGAATGATTTTTATGACCCTGAGATTTTCTCCAATCAACAACTAAAGTTGGGCGTGTTTGATGATAGTCTCGGCCCGATATTAGTCTTGGGGATTGATAGCACGACGTTAAACTTGTACGGGGCCGCTATCCGCTGGAAGAACTTCACCGGCGGAAACATAGACCGCTCTTGGGCCGAACAACCGACATGGGGCGCGGATGAACGCGGCATTTGGTATGACATTGACAATAACGTTCTGAAGCGATGGGATGGGACTACATGGCATACGATTGCCGACGCCTGATACAACGATACGGAGTCTACATCGCCGGCGGGCTATTTCTGCTCGCCGTCGTGCTGATACTGGCTTTCGCGCGGCCTGCGCTCAGTCCTGAAGACGCAGCCGCGACGCGCGAGGCGGCCTATCCGCTTGCAACTGGTGAGCCGATGGCCGGGCCGCTCAGACTGCCGGCTGAAACCGTGACGCGCGTAGCTTTCAAGCAATACACTTCGCCGGGATTCTGGGGCCGATGTCAAGCATTTTCGCCGGGAGTGTATAACACGACATGGGGCTATCCTAACGTGTTTTGGTCTGAGATTGAACCGACGCAGGGGACATACGTTTGGGACTCGCTCGATTCTGAAGTCGCGAAGGCCGATACCACAAACAAGATATGGCTACAGGTCGAGCACAGCGAAGGCTCGATGGCAAGCGTCGTGCCGGGGTGGTTCACGACGGCGAACGCCGCCGCCGGCTATCCGAATAGCACGGAGTATCCCAACGGACGGACAAATATCTTCTCTCCGCTATTCATTGACCTTTGGGAAGACCTCGTTGCGGAAATGGCCGAACGCTATGACAACGATGATCGGGTTGCGGCTATCCACATCAGCATCGGTGACTATGGCGAGCTGAACTGGTGCCAAACATCAGATTGCACAAATGGCAAGGCCGATGTACGCGCCTGGATTGCCGGCACGTATATCACCGAAACCGTCACGTCGCTTAAGCTGCCCTATACCGATCCGACCGGTTGGGCTTGGACTGAGAAGTCATGCCACTACATCTCCGAACAGGTCAAGCAACTCATTGATATGTACAAGCGCCATTTCATCAGCACACCCATCGTCTTGCAACTTGGAAGCGGGCTGAGTTGGGACGGCGTGACCGGTTGCTACGACCGCAACTTCACATCCCCGAATCGCGGCGGCGTAGCGCAAATGCCTATCATCTATGGACTTGGCAAATACGGTAAGGCGCTGTGGCTCAAAAAGAACTGTTGGGGCGATGGACGCGACGGCTGTACCGGATACAACTACCTGTTTGACGTGTACGATACGCAGACCCGTATCATCTGGGAGAACGGGCACGACGCCGCGCCGTCCTACGACTCATTCTACGCGGCCGGCGGCGTGGGCGCATCGGCGGCCTGCGTGACTGGCGCTATGCAGCCGGCCGCGCAGACATACCTATCGTGGTTTGTGCCAACATTGCAAGCGAACTACACGCGCTATCTTGCTATTGCTACGCCGAACATCGGGACAGTCTATCCCACATGGACGCCGACAAACACGCCGACGCCTGGCGGCCCAACGTCAACGCCGACATACACACGGACGCCCACGCGCACGCGCACGCCTACATGGACTGCGGCGGCGGCAACGTCTACGCCGACGCGCACGCCAACGCCAACAGTTACGGGCATCGAGCAACTGTTGACGTTAAGTGCGGTTGACGACTCTATACTCAGCTACGCGTCTACTACGTCAAACTATGGGGCAGGCACGCAGTTGCAGGTCAACAACACCGGCACGCGGCGCGCCGTCCTACGTTTCGACATATCCAGTCTGCCGTCTGGCGTAGCCATCAAAATCGCGACACTCAGACTTACCGCGATCACCAATAGCGGCGGCGCGGCCATGCTGATGCAAGCCTACGCGCTCAATAACAACTCCTGGACGGAGAGCGGCGTAACGTGGTCAACCGTTGACGGTACAACGGCCTGGGGGATTGCCGGTGGCGACTACAACGCCGAAGCGCCTTACGCTGGTATCACCATCGAAGACGAGGGCCTATCATACGGCGTTGACATGACGATGCTTGTGGGCGACTGGTACGCCGGGACGCTTGCCAATGCCGGCCTGATCCTGATTGGCTCAGACACATTCACCGAGACAATCTACTTCGGCGCGAGCGAGAACGGTAACATCGGCTTCAGGCCGGCGCTGGACATCATCTATGTCCAAGCTGCAACCGCGACGCCGACCATCACGCCGGGCGGGCCGACGCAAACGCCTACCGCTACCCCCACGAATACGCCGACGGTGGCCGGCGCGACAAATACGC